GATAACCCATATAACGACATCTTTTCACCCCCGCGCGGCAAGGGCCTGGGGCCAACCAGTAAATAGGAATGGACATGATCAAGAGACTTTATGTGCGGTTCTTGCTGTGGACGTTGGGGCCTGTGCTGGAGTCCATCCATCAAAGAATGGACTCCCTGGATATGCGGATTTGCGATACATCAGCGTCTATAGCGTTCTTGCGAGACAACCTCCCGCAGCAGAGTGACGCCCCCTTTGTTGCGGATGAGCGGGCTCCTGCCTTATCAGGTTTGTGTGTCGATACTTTGAGATTCGACTAGCCCTTTGTGGTAGCTCTAAAGATTAGGAGTCGTCGGCGGGTAATTCGCTGCCTGGGAATAGCTTTCCGTAAAACTCCATAGGCAGCACATCTGGATGACGGGCATGGAAGCCAACGAGCAGCGCGTCGCCTACTGGATTAACAAGGCGATCCGCACCAAGGTTACGAGGTTGCGATGCCATGCCAAGGATGCACCAAGCGCCGAGAGTGGTTAGTCAACCAGCTGTGCAAGTGGCAGGCAAGGGAAAGGGAGCGCAGGAAGCAGAAAGGCTCCGAGGCCGCAAGCTCCAAGCGGCGCGGCTAAGGATATGGGCACGCGATCCACGGTGCCAGATGTGTGGCGAGTTAACTGACATCACGCCAGGAACGAACAGGCCATTCGAGTTGGATCACAAGTTAGCGCTTACTAACGGCGGCACGAATGAGGACGAGAACCTGCAGGTGCTGTGCCTGGATTGCCACGAGAGCAAGACGGCCAAGGATCTTGGCACGAGCGTCAAGAGGCGCATCGGGCTTGATGGCTGGCCGGTGGAGTAGCGTGGGGGGGGGCGGGCAAAAATTCCGAGGCAAGACCATTGGAAACCGCGCCCCACATCTTTTTTTCATAAACGTCCACAAAAAAGACAAATTTCATATTACGAAAAATCATGGGAACACGCGGCAGGAAATCGACGGCAGCACTTGCGGTCGCTGCCCAAGTTGCGCCCAAAACCGATCGGCTACCCGCGCCGCTGCACCTAACGGACGCTGAAATTGGTGTTTGGGTGGATGTGGTCAACGATCAGCCCGCTTGCGCATTCACACCGACCCACATCCCGCTGCTCGAGCAGTACTGCCGGCACGTTGTCCAGGCGCGAATCATTGCGGACGAGATTTTGAACTTTGACCGCAAGTGGCTGGCTGATGACGAGGGCCTGAAACGTTATGACCGTCTGCTTGGCATGCAGGAGCGTGAGGGGCGGGCAGCGTCTTCACTGGCTACTCGCCTGAGAATCACCCGGCAGGCAACTACCGACCCAAAGACAGTGGGCCGCGCCAATGGCCGCCAAGCCCGTAGCAAGAAGCCATGGGAAATCGTCGAAAGTTGACCCGTGGCGAGCGCAATATCACATGGATCGAGGCGCATTGTCGAATACCGGAAGGTAAGTTCGTAGGCATGCCCGTCAAGTTGACGAAGGCGCAGCGGGGCTGGATCAAGGAGATATACGACACGCCTACGCGCATGTTCATTCTGAGCATGGCCAGAAAGAACGCAAAGACCGCAACTAGCGCGTTTTTGCTCTTGTTGCACCTGTGTGGGCCGGAAGCCAGGCCCAATAGTCAGCTTTACAGTGCGGCGCAGTCCCGCGACCAGGCGGCCATCCTCTTTGCCCTGGCGGCCAAGGTGGTGCGCATGTCGCCCGACCTGAATGAATATGTGGTGGTGAGAGACACTGCCAAGCAGCTGTTTTGCCCGGAGCTTGGGACTCTTTACCGGGCGCTATCCGCAGAAGCCAGTACGGCCTATGGGCTATCCCCTGTGTTCACAGTGCATGACGAGCTGGGGCAGGTCAAGGGGCCTCGTTCGGAGCTTTACGATGCGCTGGAAACTGCTTCTGCGGCTCAAGATTCGCCACTGTCAATCATCATCAGCACACAGGCGCCGACCGATGCTGATCTGTTGAGCTTGCTAATAGATGACGCCAGGACAGGAGCCGACCCGAGAAATAAGGTTGTGCTGCATACCGCGCCACTGGATGCTGATCCTTTTGACGAGGACACAATACGGCTTGCGAACCCGCATTACGACGAGTTCATGAACAAGGATGAGGTGCTGCGCCAAGCGTCGGACGCCAAACGCATGCCAAGCAGGGAGGCGAGCTTCCGAAATCTCATTCTTAACCAGCGTGTGGAAGCAACAAACCCGCTCATCCCCCGCTCGGTGTGGGAGGAAAACGGCGGGCCGCCCCAGATTGAAGAAGGTGATTCTGTCTACGGCGGACTGGATTTGTCCAGCGTATCGGACTTGACCGCCCTTGTGTTGGTTTCTGAGTCGGGCGATGTGCTGCCTACGTTCTGGCTACCGGCTGAAGGCCTAGCGGAAAAGTCGAGAAATGATCGCGTGCCATATGACCTATGGGCCGAACAAGGGCTTCTGGAAACGACGCCAGGACGGGCCATCGAGTACGAGTATGTAGCGCACTATCTTCGAGAGGTGTTCGACCGCTACAACGTGATTTCACTGGCGTTTGACCGCTACAACATGCGCTTCCTGAAGCCCTGGCTTATTAGAGCCGGCTTTACCGAGGATGAGTTGGAGCGGGTGGTCGAGTTTGGCCAGGGCTTTGTGTCAATGAGTCCGGCCATCAGGGAGCTTGAGGCCAGACTACTTGCCAAGAAGCTGCGCCACGGTAAACACCCGGTGCTATCAATGTGCGCGGCGAACGCGACGACGATTAGCGACCCTGCAGGCAACCGAAAGTTTGTGAAATCAAAGACGACAGGCCGCATTGACGGCATGGTGGCTTTGGCGATGGCGGTAGGCGTGATGCCAAACGAGGCCGAGCGGTCGCCAGTTCCTGAGTACAAGATGTTTTTCATATAGGCCCTTCGAGGTCTTTTTTTATGGGCGTTCACTATGGACCCAAAAGACACCAAACGAGTTTATTCGTCGATGGTCGTGAAGGCTGTCGATGAAGAAAAACGCGAAATAACGGGCGTTGCTTCAACCCCAGGGACTGATCGCATGGGCGATGTAGTAGTTCCCTCGGGCGCGAAGTTCAAACTGCCGATTCCGCTTCTTTGGCAACACAACCACGACATGCCAATAGGTGAGGTTGTGTCTGCCAAGATCACCGAGGCGGGCATTGAGATAGTCGCGCGCCTCGCCAAGATCGACGCGCCCAGCCAATTGGCCGCTCGTCTTGAAGAGGCATGGCAGTCCATCAAATCCGGCTTGGTGCGCGGGCTTTCCATTGGATTCAAGCCCCTGAAATACGCTTTTCTGGATGAAGGCGGCATCGAGTTTTCGGAGTGGGACTGGTTTGAGCTGTCAGCGGTCACGATTCCGGCCAATGCCGAAGCATCCATCACTTCTATCAAGTCGTTCGACGATGAGCTGCGTGCCTCGTCTGGCATTAAGCGCGGTCATGTTGTGCGCCTTGATCTTCCTGCGGGCGTCTCCGCACACAAATCCCTGAAATCAACCAAATCGACGCCCAAGGAGGGCAACGAAATGACTATTCAAGAGCAAATCAAGGCGTTTCAAGAAAAACGCAAGGCGGCCGTGCAGGCCATGAACGACCTTATGACCAAGTCGGTCGAATCCGGATCTTCGCTCGACGCTGAGCAACAGGAAGAATTCGACAGTCATGAGGCTGAAATCAAGGCTATCGACGATCACCTGGAGCGCCTGCAAAAGTTCGAGAAAATCCAGATCGAAAAGGCCGTGCCAGTTGAGGGCGATGCTGGCAAAACCACGAAGGGCGCATCTGAAGTTCGTTCCGGCGTGGTGATTACCGCCTCCAAATCCAATCTGCCCAAGGGCACCGGCTTTACTCGCTACGCCATCGCGCTGGCTCGCGCCAAGGGCAATCTCATGCAGGCCGCTGAGATCTCCAAGGCATGGAGCGACACGCCCGAGGTTGAGACTGTGCTCAAGGCTGCTGTAGCGGCGGGCACCACAACGGACAGCACGTGGGCTGCTCCACTGGTCGAATACCAGAATCTGGCCTCCGAGTTCATCGAACTGCTGCGCCCGCAAACCATCATTGGTCGCATCGCCGGCCTGCGCAACGTGCCTTTCAACGTGAAAATGCCCTCCCAAACGTCCGGCTCGACCGTCGGCTGGGTGGGCGAGGGTGCGCCAAAGCCCGTCAGCTCGCTGGCGTTCGGAACCCTGGAGCTTGGCATGGCCAAGGCTGCCGGTATCGTTGTTCTGACCGATGAACTGGTCCGCTCATCGAATCCTTCGGCTGAAGCCTTGGTGCGTACCGACCTCATCAATAGCATGACCGAGTTCCTGGACAAACAGTTTGTTGATCCTTCGGTGGCTGCTGTTACCAACGTCTCTCCGGCATCGATCACCAACGGCGTTACCCCTGTGACGGCATCGGGCACCACTGCTGACGACCTGCGGGCCGATGTGAAGGCCTTGTTCGCCAAGTTCGTGGCGGCCAAAATTTCGCTTTCGGGCGCTCACTGGATCATGACTCCGACCATGGCCATGTCCATTGGCATGATGCAGAACGCACTGGGGCAGGCTGAGTTCCCTGGGCTGGGCGCGACAGGCGGCACTTTCATGGGCCTGCCCGTCGTGGCTTCCGAGAATGTTCCAGCAAACCCTGGCTCGGGCGAGCCTCTAGCGGGAATGGGTGATCGCATCATCCTTGTCAAACCCTCGGAAATCTTGCTAGCCGACGATGGGGGCGTGACCCTGGATGCATCTCGCGAGGCATCTTTGCAGATGGATAGCGCTCCCACTAACCCGCCCGTTGCTAACACGGTGATGGTGTCCTTGTGGCAGATGAACATGGTCGGCATTCGTGCCGAGCGGTTCATCAACTGGAAGCGCCGCCGCGCTGATGCTGTTGGCTACATCGACAGCGCCAACTACGGTGATGCCGCCTAAGCAGTAAATCGGGGCCGGGGAAACTCGGCCCCTTTCCTTTGGGAATAGACCATGAAACTGATTGCGATCAAGCGGCTGCGCTATGCCAACGTTCCTATTGACGCCGGGCAGGATTTTGAGGCTACCGACAAGGACGGGAAGCTACTCAAACTCATTGGTAAGGCGAAGGACGCGGCTACAGTCGTAGAGGCGCCCGCCAAAGATGACGAAATAAAGGCAGAAGATAAACCGAAGCGCACCTACAAACGGCGCGACATGAAGGCGGAGGATTAAACAAACATGCGGATTTTCGGCATCCCTATTGGGCGGGAAAAGGCCGTCCAGGCCACGCCCATTGAAAACCGGGGCGGCTGGTGGCCGTTGATCCGCGAGCCATTTACGGGCGCATGGCAGCGCAACATGGAAGTGACGCAAGAGGACATGATGGCGTTCCATGCCGTCTTCGCTTGCGTGACGCTCATCGCCTCGGACATTAGCAAGCTGGGCGTGAAACGTCATGGGATCTCGTCTGACGGCATCTGGACGCCTATCGGCGGCAATGATGTTCTCAGCAAGCCCAATGGCTATCAGACCCGAGAGCAGTTCCTTGAGTCCTGGCTGATCTCCAAATTGAGTCGGGGCAATTCCTACGTGCTTAAAGAGCGCGAATCCGGCGGGTCGGCGCGCAAACTGCATGTTCTGCATCCTGACCGGGTGACGCCGTTGGTGTCTGAAAGCGGCGATGTCTACTATGAACTGAAGTCGGACAAGCTCGCCCAGGTCAATGAGGAAGGGCGCGTAGTTGTGCCAGCGTCGGAAATCATTCACGACCGGTTCAACTGCCTTTACCATCCGTTGGTCGGCCTGTCTCCGCTGTACGCCGCTTCGCTTGCTGTCGTGCAGGGGCGGCACATACAGAAGTATAGCGCCGTGTTTTTCGGGAACAACTCGAATCCGGGCGGTGTGCTGACTGCGCCTGGTGCAATTTCGGATGAAACCGCCAAGCGTCTGAAAGAGCACTGGGACGCCAATTACAGCGGAGACAACTCGGGGAAGGTGGCCGTGCTGGGCGACGGGCTGGACTACAAGCCCATGGCCGTCACGGCAACCGATGCCCAGTTGATCGAACAGTTGCGCTGGACGAGCGAAATCGTTTGCTCGGTGTTCCATGTTCCGCCTTACAAGATCGGCGTGGGCGCATTGCCGAGCTACCAGAACATTCAGGCGCTCAATGGCGAGTACTACTCACAGTGCTTGCAGCGCCTCATAAAGGATATTCAAAGTCTTCTGAATGAGGGCCTGGACGTGCCGGCCAAGCAAGGCTACCGGTTTGATCTTGATGCGCTGTTGATGATGGATACGCAAACACAAGTCAATGTCCTGAAAGAAAGTGTTGGCTCTGCGCTCATGAAGCCTAACGAGGGTCGCCGCAAGCTGAACCTGCCCCCTGTAGAGGGCGGGGATACTCCATATCTCCAGCAGCAAAACTACTCGCTGTCAGCGCTGGCAAAGCGAGACGCCCGGGAAGACCCATTTTCGAAGTCGGCGCCAGCCCCTGATCAGTCGGATGATGTTGATGAGCTGAAGAAGTTCGTTGTGACTCACCGCGCAATCGCCGCCATGAATAAAGTACTGGAGCCCGCCCATGTCGTTTGATCCTGAAATGTTCGGCCAGGCCATGGGCGAGGCCATTCGAAAGGCTGTGGCGCCGCTTCACGCTGAGATAGAGGTGCTGAAGCGCGAACTATCTGCGCTTGAAGGGCTGCGCAACGGCGTTGATGGCAAAGATGGTGCCGACGGGAAAGATGGCCGCGATGGTAAAGATTGCGACATGGATCAGGTCAATGCCTGGATCGAGGAGCGTTTTAAATCGATCCCCGCTCCGAAAGACGGTAAAGATGGCAAAGATGGCGCGAGTTTCACGCTGGAAGACGCGAAGCCGATCATTGATAAAGCGGTGGAACTGATCTGCGACGAAGCCGAGCAAGCGATACAGAAGGCCGTTGATGCAATCCCTCGCCCGAAAGACGGCAAAGATGGCGCCGACGGGAAAGATGGTCAGCATGGGAGGGACGGGCAAGACGGAAAGAGTTTCACGCTTGAGGATGCGGAGCAGTTGCTTGACGCGAAGATGGCCCGATGGGAGTTGGACTTTGAGCGCCGCGCCCATGTAGCCCTGGAGAAAGCCATTGACCGAATCCCGACCCCAAAGGACGGGAAGAACGGCACCGATGGCAAGGACGGTAAGGATGGCATCGGCTTCGATGACATGGATGTTGTCTACGACGGTGAACGTACCGTCACGCTCAAGTTCCAGCGCGGCGAAACTGTAAAAGAGTATGCATTTTCCTTGCCGGTCCAAATTGATCGAGGCGTGTTCAAAGCCGCCTCTGAATACAAGCGTGGCGACGGCGTAACCTGGGATGGCAGCTACTGGATTGCGCAAAAGGATGCGCCCATCGGCAAGCCTGGCGAACCGGGCAGCAATGGCTGGCGCCTTGCCGTGAAGAAAGGCAGGGACGGCAAGGATGGTCGCAACGGCATTGATAAAACCGCGCCCGTGAGGTTGGAGCAATAGCATGACTGCCATAGTGAGCCTTCAAGAGGCAAGCGCGCATCTGCGCCGCGATGATTGCGATGGTGACAGCCTCGACCTGTCGCTCAAGATTGACGCAGCCAGCGAAGCGGTGATGCAGTATTTGAAATGGACTGAGGCTGATGTGCCCGATCCCGTCCCGTTTCTGGTAAAGGCTGCCGTACTGTGTTTGGTCGGTGAAATGTATTCGAACCGGGAGGGCGAGATATCAGACCCAATCGAGGCGCAGTACGGGTATGGGTATCTACCTAAAAGTGTTGTCTCCTTGCTTTACCCCTTGCGCATGCCGAGCATCGCATGAAAGCCGGAACCCTTAACCGTCGCGTCACGATCCAGCGCAACGAAACCGTGCTGGACGATTACGGCGAGCCTCTGCCATCCGTTTGGGCGGATGCGGCGAAGGTGTGGGCCGATGTAAAGATTCTGTCCGGCCTGCAAACGATCAAAGAAGGGGTGGACGTGTCTGTACTCAAGGCGTCCATGCGAATCCGATACCGGGCCGATATTGATGCCTCCATGCGCGTCGTCTACCAGGGGCGTGTCTTTGACATTCGGGCCGTCCTGCCCGACGTATCTGGGCGCGAATATCTGGACCTGGTGTGCGAGTCGGGGATGAATCAGGGATGAAGACCACGATCCAGATGACCGGCTTGCGAGAACTCGGGTTGGCTATGAAGGAGCTGGACGCCCGGTTGCAGAAGAAGGTGGGCCGCAACGCGGTCGCAGCCGGTGCCAGGATAATCCAGAAGCAGGCCAAGCAGAATGCCCCAGTGCTCAAGGAGCCTGCGCCCAATCGCAAGCCCGGCACGATAAAGAAGCAGATTCGCACCAAGGCCGAACGACGAAAAGACGGAACGTTCGAGGCGCGGGTCTGGGTCAAGGGGATTGGCAAGAAAAAGGTCAACGAATTCAAGGCGGCAACAGGTCGCAAAAGCTCGGAGAATCCGGATGACCCATGGTACTGGTGGCTGGTTGAGTTTGGCACCGCCAGGACGCCCGCACAGCCCTTCATGCGTCCGGCTTTCGAGGCAAAGAAGGTGGAGGCGGCGCGAAAGATTCAATCCAATTTGTCAGATCGTCTTGAGAAAGAGGCGGCGCAGATTGGCCGCACGGTAGGGAGGGCTAAATGACCATGCAATCCGAGCTTCGCGCCTGCCTGTTGCCTGTAGTAACTGGCGGCGTGCATTTCGCCGTGCTGCCGCTGGGCGCCATTCCGGTCGAGGCCAGCCCTGATCGTGCGGGCTGGTCAGCGATTGTGCTGCCGGTAGACATTGCCACGCCGGATAACACGATCTGCGGCGCTTCCGATTTGGAGGATCACCGGGTGCAGATTGACCTGTATTGCCCGTCCTACGGCACGATTCTGACGCTTCGAAAGCAAGTGTTTGACGCTGTTGAAGCGCAGTTCCCACTCGCAACTCGACTGAACGACATGGCGGACTATGACGCTGACTTGAAGCTGCACCGGCGGATAGTCGAATACAGCATCCCTGCTGAATAACCGGGCTTTGCCCACAACCTGACGCCCGCCATATCGGTGGGTTTTTTATTTGGAGCTTGAAGATGAGCAAAGGCAAAGTAACCAAGTTTCGTGGAACCAAATTTCTCATTCAGACTGGGACTTCCGTCACTCCTGAGACGGTAAAGTCCATTACTGCAGCGAACCCTGGGATTATCGAAATCACCGAGACGGTCTTAGTCAAGGGCGATGTGGCAAGCATTGAAGGCATAAGCGGCTTTGAGGGCGAGTATGTCGTCAAGGCCGTATCTGGAGATATGGTGACGGTGGTGGCGGACTGGTCGGACATGGAGGACGTTGCCGCGCCTACCGGGGTTACCGCGGCGAAAGTCGAATTTTCCACGAACTTTTGTGAGCTCACAGGATTTGATGATTCTGGAGCCTCAGTCGATTGGGAGGAGAACACGACAATCTGCACGGAAGGCTTCAAGGACTTCGAGTCTGGACTGGTTGATGCTGGCACCCTTCAGATGAACTTCAACGCAGCCCCGAGCGAAATAATCCAGGAGAAACTTGCCGAGTATGTATACAGCGGCGAAAAATTTTGGATCAAGCTTTTATTGACCAATAACCAGGGGTCAATGCTGTATTACGGTGGCATCCAGACCGGTCCGGGCATCAGCGGGCAGGCCGGAACGCCAAACTTAACGTCGGGCGCGACCATAAAGCTTAGTGGCGCCAAATACCACATCAAGGCGGTGTAAATGAACGCGAAACAACTGAAAGAGGCGTTTGCCAAGAAGCCGCTTAGCTCGGCCATCGTGGAAATTGACGGCGTGGGCAAGGTGATGATTCGGGAGTTGACGCTGGGGCAACTTGACCAACTGGACGACTCTGGCACCAACGATGCGAAGGCGAAAAATCTTGCTCTTACCATATACACCGAGGACGGTTCAGAGCGCGTGTTCGACCCCGATAGCCCGGCTGATATCGAAGTGATCAAGGGCTTGGGAATGCGCAACATCAACCGGATGATTTCGGCCATAAAGGAAAAAAACTAACTGGCCAGCGGCGGTTCATGCTTGAGCTGTCGCTGGCCTTGGGCAAAACGCTGGAAGAGCTTCGCTCCATGCCCGAGTCGGATTTCAGGCTCTACCAGCAATATTATGATGAACAGCCCTTTGGGCAGTGGCGGGCCGATTACAACGCGGCGATGGTAGCGCGATCCATGGCGGGCGGGAAGTTGCAGGACCTGATGCCGTTCTGGTTTCAGGACGAGGAAGCGGCAAACGAGGGCGCCTTCGAGGAATTGTTTGCTGGGGCGGTTACGGTATAACCGTCAGTCAAAAATTGCAACTAAATCGTTGTCGCAGGTTGCGAGTATTTTCTTTATGGCTGGTTGATAATAGGACTCTCCAACGACTTCGAAATCGAAATTTTCGCCGTCCGACCAATGGTGTGCAGGCTCTTCCTGTATGGATCTTCGTGGCGTGGCATCACCTGCCTGTGACCTAAGACGAAGAATGACCCATATTCCCAGCAGGACGATTAATACCCATGCAGTTTCGTTCATGTCATTCCCCATTGATCGATTTTTGGGCCACATTATAATTGGTACAAATTGTTAATGGGCCAAAAAAAGGGGGGGGCAGGCATGCGGCAATTGCTGTGCATTATCGTGTTGACAACATTACCGATGGCGCTCAGCGCACAGAGCCAGAATGTTCTGGAGCGATGCGAAGATTACGCCTCGGTTGCGAGAGACATAATGGTTGAGCGCCAATCGGGCCGTTTGATGTCGGAGATGATGAGGCGAGCGGACGGAATGGCCGATCTCGCCGATTTGGCAAAAACGCTTGTTATCGACGCATATAAGAAGCCGGCCTTTCGCACGGCGCAGCATCAGTCACGCGCTATCGCTGAATTCCAGAACGACGCATATCTGGAATGCGTAACAACACTCAAAGATAAATAGACGATCGCAAAACTGATTTTGCAATCCCGTCTTTGCCCTGCCTACGAGCAGGGCTTTTTTATGGATGGTCAATATGGCTAGCGGCGCTCTAGGTAAGCTGAATATCTTACTCGGGCTGGATAGTACTGAGTTTACGTCTGGCCTGAACAAGTCGGAGTTCGAAGCAAAGCGGTCATTTGAAAAGCTGGAGCGGTATGCTGCGCGAGCTGCTACTGCATTTGTTGCGGGCGCGGGCGTTGCCGCTGCTGGCATGGTGGCCTGGACGCGCAACATTGCCGAAACGGGCAAGGAACTTGACCGATTCGCCACGCTCACCAACTCGTCTGCCGAGACCTTCCAACGTTGGACATATGGCGCCAAGACCGTTGGCATCGAGCAGGAGAAGCTGGCCGACATCCTGAAGGATGTGCAGGACCGCGTTGGGGATTTCATCACCACTGGCGGCGGCCCTATGGCCGACTTCTTTGAAAATGTTGCGCCCAAGGTGGGCGTGACCGCCGAGCAGTTTCGCAAACTCTCCGGCCCCGAAGCTCTCGGTCTGTTTGTGTCCAGCCTTGAGAAAGCCGGTCTTTCCCAAGCTGAAATGACCTTCTATATGGAGGCCATGGCGAGCGACAGCACTTTGCTGCTGCCGCTGCTGCGCAATAACGCCAGCGGCATGAAGGCGTTGGGGGATGAGGCCAGCCGTTCCGGGGCTGTGATGCGCGATGAAACGGTTGCCGCCGCGAAGCAGCTTGACCTTGAGCTCAATCGGCTCTTTGGATCTTCTGGCACACTAAATAATGTGCTGGCTGATGCGTTGGTTCCAACGCTTGCGGACGCGACCGGGCGCACCAACGACTTCGTAGATATGATTCTCGATGCGGTAAACGGCACGGACGACATGCGTGACGCGGCAACCAAGCTGGCGGAGTTTATCGGCCTGAAGGAATGGTTCGACAATGTTGGCATGAGCGTTGCCACGACGCTCGATGAGTTGTCATTACTTTACGACGCAGTCAATGTCGTTATGGGTGGCTTCGAGAATCTGTTCCAGAAATCCCGCGAATGGCTTGCCTATGATGCAGTAGATAAAACCGGCATTGTTGCGCTTGTAAATCCTGAGCTCGCAAAGAAGCAGATTAGCGAGTACAACCAGGTGCTGCAAGAACGCAACGACACCATAAATAAAAACAACCAGAAGCTGTTTGATTTGTTGGATGGCGACCGGCGCAAGTTCCGTGATATTTGGGCAGACAGCGCGGGCAATCCATTCGACATCGAGCTTGGCGGTGATGTGCCTGTGCTGGGCACGAACTACATCAGTCCATCAGGAGGCACCGGAGGCACCAGCAAGTCCACAAAAACAAAGACCGACACCGACCCGCTTGGCGCCTTCATTAAGGAGCAGCAGGAAGCGACCTCGGCTTATTTTTCGTTCATCGACGAGATCACGGGCGCGACGGAAAGCCAACGAATAGAGCAGCAGCAACGATTCCTGCAGGACGCGCTCGACCTTGGCCGCATCAGCGCAGATCAGTATGCAACCTACATGGACGAAATCGCCAACAAGGGCAAGGAAACCATGGATAGCCTGTCTGTGTTTGGGGATCAGGCTGCAAGGAACATCCAGGACTATCTCGGGACAAATCTTTACCGGGCGCTGAAAGGCGACTTTGACAATATCCTTGGTGGCTTTGTCGATATGCTCGGGCAGATGGCGTCTCAGGCCCTGGCCGCGAATATAGCCGGCTTGCTCTTTGGCGGCAGCGGAAATACTACCGGCAGCGTTGGGGGCATCATCGGATCGCTATTCCGTTTCGACTCAGGCGGGTATACGGGGCCAGGCGGAAAATACGAGCCGGCAGGTATCGTCCACAAGGGCGAGGGCGTTCTGAACCAGGATGAAATCCGAGCGCTTGGGGGGGAAACAGGCTTTAACGCGCTACGCGCTGCTATTCGAGGGCCAGGCCATGCAACGGGAGGCATGGGCGGCAAGCCTGCGCTTCCTTCCGCGCTCATATCCACGCCCACACGCGTCGAATCAACCCCTAGCGCCCCAACCGTCAACATCTACATGACCGATTCAGGCAGCCAGGTCCAAGCGCCTGCAGGCATGGAAAAGTTTGGCAGGGAGGTCGCCCAATACGTCGACGCCAGATTTCGTGAGCTTCAGGAGCGCTCATACCGCCCAGGAGGTCTTGCCTGGACAGCGACCAAAGGGGGGGGATTCTGATGCGCGTTTTTACATGGTGTCCAAGCGTTGACCCGCAGGGGCAAGTCCGCTTCAGGACCTTTGATGCTCAGTTCGGCGACGGCTACAAGCAGTCGGTGGGCGACGGCATCAACAACCGGATTCAATCCTGGCCGCTGACCTTCAAGGGCAAGGGCGCCTATATCCAACCAATAGTCGAGTTCCTGGACGATCACCTTGGGTTCATGCCTTTCCAATGGACGCCACCGCTTGGCTCTCCCGCGCTCTTTGAAGTCAAAGAGTACAACCTGATTCCCCATGGGGCCGACTATTACACGCTGACGGTTCCCTTCCAGCAAGTATTTGCTCCGTAGAGGTACACATGCCACTTGACCCCATCAACATCGGAACCGCCCCAAACGACGGCTCCGGCGACAAACTGCGCGCCGCCTTCGACAAGATCAACCAGAATGACCAGTATCTTGACGGCAAAGCCTCCACCGCCCAGCAAACAGCCGAAGCCGCCGGCACTGCCGCCCAGCAAGCCCAGGAGACTGCCGACGAAGCAGGCCTGGCAGCCGAGCAGGCCAATACGGACCTTGCCGCGCACAAAGAAAGCGGCGACCACGACGACAGGTATCTGAAGCTGGATCAGGTTGTGACAGCACCAGCAGCCGGCAAGACGCCCCAGGCAGGCGAGGCAGGTACCTTCGCTCCAGAGTGGATCGAGGGGCTGGTCAATGAGCTCAAATACCTGCGCTCGGTTGCGGAGAATGTGGACTGGTCGTCGCCTATGCCGCTGTGGGCCGATGGAGCGGACGGTTTTTGGTGGGACTTCAGCGACTTTTCCACCATGTATCAGGACTCCACAGGTACGACGCCTGTTACCGGTGCTGGGCAACCAGTAGGGCTGGTGCTAGATAAGCATTTGGGATTGGCTCTTGGCCCCGAAGAAAACCCCAATGTCGGATTTGATACCAATTTATCAGGGTGGTCGTCCGGACCTAACGCCAGCGCAGTGTGGGATGACGGCGAAGCGCTAGTAACTCTAAACGGCAGACAGTCGGGTTCAGCGAATAATTGGTTTCGGCTTGATGTCCCGTCATCCGCTGGGAGCGTCTGGGAGATATCTTTTGACGCTACGTATGTTTCTGGGGGGGACCTGTCGGCAGGGGTCGCCTATACGACAGGAGTTGTCGTGACCGCTGCCGAGAATGGTGGAGTTAAAAAACGGTATTCCTTCCGGGTAACTAGAGTCGATTTTAATTCACGCTCTGTTGTTTTTGCGGGCGCTTTGGATATTACCGCTGTCTGGCGTATTGATAACGTCAGTGCTAAACAAGTTCCCGGCCATCACTTACATCAGCCCACATCCACAGCTCGATCGGTGTTGCAACAGGATGCGCTTGGGAAGTATTACCTCAAGCCTGACGCGATTGATGATTTCTATAATATCACCGGCCCTATAGACCTATCGTTGTCTACGATTGGCGTTGCAATGGTCGCCGGATCAAGTCAGAGCTCCGGATTGCTGACCAGCGGAACGGGGAAAACTGGCTACATCAATTTGGCTCCAGGCTTAGGCTGGCAAGGCGGCGACATGTGGCTGCCGCGTGTCGCACGCCAGTCTGCTATTGCCCAGGTCAACGCTGCGGCAGGCACCATGGAGATGGTAGATAGCGCCGGTCGCACTGCTATATCGCGCAGGTCATCCGGAGCCTCAGGCGTTTCTGCTGTCTCTACTTTTTTGGCGTATCCAAGCACTGTTTATTACTCTGACGCGCGAATATATGGGGCCATCGCCCGCGTTGGAACAACGTCCATATCAGAACGTCGCCAGGTTCTGCGCTACCTTGACTCCCTGCTCGGCGAGGTGACCAAATGAACTACGTACACCGTTGCTTAATCGTCCCCACCGAATACGCGGACGCAGCCCGCCAACTGGCCGCACTTGCTGCTGGCCCTGCTGGTGAAGGGATGTTTATCGTCCCGCTGTCCCCCACAGGCACAGGCGACCCGAGCCACTACATCAGCGTCGGCCCGGTCGGTGAGGACATGGCCGTGTTGCTTGAGTCCGGCGATAACGTCTATGCGGCTATCGATGCTGCAACAGAGGGCAACTCACCGTACACGCTGGAGCAGTGCCAAGCCCTCATTGGAGCCTGCGACATATCCGAGGACGCCGCACAAGTGGCTCTGGCGAGGCTGGGGCTGCAGGTTGTGCAGGATGATGATCCCTTGGCCTGAGCATTCCCTATCTTCCCCTATCGCCCCGCCTTTGAGCGGGGCTTTTTGTTTGGTGAGTTATGTCCGTCACAGAAGATATTCAAAGTCTGACGCCAGGCAACCTCATTACGTTGTACGAGCTCGATTGCACCGCCATTGGCGGGCAGGTCGAGCGCTATCACAACCACAATGACGGCGTCATCACTTGGCAGGGCAACCAGTATCAACCCTGGGCCATCGAGGCGCGGGATTTCGAGCGCACCGGCAATGGTCAACAGCCGCTGCCAGAGATAACCGTGGGCAACATTGGGCTTGACACCGAGGGCAACCGGATTACTGGCGTAGTAACTGCCCTGTGTCTGGCGCTTGATGATCTGGTAGGAGCGAAGCTGACCCGCCGGCGCACGTTCAAAAAATACTTGGATTCGGTGAACTTTCCAGACGGAAATCCATCGGCCAATCCTAACGAGCATCTGCCCGATGAGGTGTGGCTGGTCAGCCAGAAGAAAAGCGAAACACCTGAGACGGTGACCTTCGTTCTGAACTCGCCCCTGCAGTTTGATGACGCGCAGCTGCCTAGCCGCGATGTAATTGCTGGTTTTTGCGGCTGGCTGACGATGGCGGCACCAGAGGGAGGATATAGGGGAGCGTACTGTTCCTATCAAGGCCAAAATGGGATGTTTACAAAAGATGGTGAGCCGACGAATGACCCTAGCCTGGATCGATGTGGAGGCAGGGTGTCGGATTGCAAGCTCCGCTTCGGCGCCAACTCGCCACTCAGTTACGGCGGCTTCGTCTCTGCTGACAGGATACGATAATGCGCACGCACATCAAACGGGCCATCGAGCGTCATGCCCTGGCCGACTACCCACGAGAGTGCTGCGGCGTCATTCTGGCCGAGGGCGGCAAGCAACTGTACGTACCGTGCCGCAACCTTGCGACGGACGGCCAGGATTTCGCCATGGCCGCTGACGATTATGCCGCTGCCGAGGATCGCGGCCAGGTGCTGGCCATCGTACATTCGCATATAGATCGCGATCCGATGCCGACTGACGCTGATCTTGTTTCCTGTGAGACGACGGGACTGCCCTGGCATGTTGTGGCTGTCGGTAAGGATGCCGGCGAGGAAGATGTCCGCGTGCTTGGCTGGCATACGTTTTCCCCGAAAGGCTACAGCGCACCGCTTGTCGGGCGGCCATTTCACCATGGCACATTGGACTGTTACGGCTTGATCCGCGATTTCTACGCGCGCGAGCTGGAGATCGCCATCCCTGATTTTGACCGCCCCGATAACTGGTGGGACGACCCGCAGGGCGGAGAGCTGTATCTGGAGAATTTCGAGAGGGCGGGATTTGATCGGGTGGACGACGGCCCGCGCTACGGCGACGTGATTTTGATGCAGTACCGCAGCGGACGCACAAACCACGGTGGCGTGTTCCTTGGCGATGCCCCGCTTAAATCTCAGCCAGATCTGCACCCAGTCCCCTGCGCCATGCTTCATCACGCAATGCCGCGCCTGTCCGAGCGAGTCATGTATGCCGGTTACTGGCAGGACATTACCAGAATGATTGTGAGGTATCGAAAGTGACTGCTATCACGATGAGTCAGCCCGCTTCGGCGGGCTTTGTTTTGCCTGAGAAGGTGCGCACTGTGCGCTTGTATGGGGTGCTTGGCAGCCGTTTTGGGCGCGTCCACCGTTTCGTGTGCAGCAATACAGCCCAAGCCGTGAGTGCGTTGTGCCAGATGGTGCCTGGCTTCGAGCAGTTTCTGTACGAAAGCAAGGACAAGGGCTTGGGATACGCCTGCTTTATCGGCAGGCAGAACATCAACGAGGAAGGGCTGCAATACCCGGTGGGCGACGACGATATCCGCATAGCTCCCATGATTCTGGGGTCTGGCCGGGGCGGGTTCTTTCAGATCATTCTGGGCGCTGCCTTGATCGTGGCAGCCCCCTATGCCGCTGCGGCTGCATGGAGTGCCGGTGCCGCAGGCCTGACCGCCGCTATTGCGACCTATGCGCCCATGCTTGGCTGGGCGATGGTGCTGGGTGGTGTGTCGCAACTACTGACCAAGCAGCCCCAGGGGCTGACTAGCGTCGAGTCGCCAGATAACGGCGCCTCGTACTCGTTCAATGGGCCCGTGAATGTAACTGCACAAGGAAACCCGGTGCCCATTTTATACGGCGAGGCCATTGTCGGCTCAGTGACTGTATCGGGCGACATGTATTCTGAGGACATCCAGTAATGTCAGTAGTCATTGAAGATCGTCGCGGCGGCGTGGCCATTCGTGGGTCCGGCGGTGGAGGTAAGGGCGGCGGCGGAAGCGCACGCACGCCTGTGGAGCAGCCAGACAGCCTACATAACACTTCCTATGCCGCATTATTGGACCTTGTGGCCAACGGCGAGGTCGAAGGCCCTGTCCATAAAGACGCTCCCATGCGCGACATCTATCTGGACGGGACACCCATCCAGAATGCCGATGGCAGCCTGAACTGCCGCGATGTGCAGGTGCAGATTCGTTACGGTACAGTCGATCAGGAGTACATACCTGGTTTCCCGGCGTCGGCGAGCGTGACCAATGTGGGCGTCGAGGTCAAGCCCACGCAACCGTGGACTCAACTGTTGACCAACCCGGATCTGTCAGCTGTGCGCGTATCGCTGCACTGGCCGCAGCTTATGAAGCTCATTGCGTCCGGCGATAAGACGGGGGATCGCGTCGGCTATCGAATCGAGTACGCGATCGATCTTGCCATCGGCAGCGGCTCGTTCCAGCAGGCCCTGAAAAGCGAGGTGGACGGCAAAACCGTCAATGGTTACACTCGCACCCACCGGATCGAACTGCCCGCCACAGACCTTGGCTGGACTGTGCGTGTGCGCAGGATCACGTCCAATTCAGAGGACAGCAACATTCAGGACACGATGTTCGTGCAGTCCTATGCGGAGGTGATCGACGGAAAGTTTCGCTATCCCATGTCCGCAATGGTGGGCATCAAGATCGATGCCGAGCAGTTCCAGTCGATTCCTACACGCGCCTACCACTGGCGCGGCCAGATCGTGCGCGTGCCCAGCAACTACAACCCTCAGACGCGCGCCTATTCGGGCGTTTGGGATGGCACGTTCAAACGGGCTTGGACGGATAACCCGGCGTGGGTTTACTACGACATCCTGCTCAACAAGCTGTACGGACTCGGTCATCGCGTCGATGCATCCATGATTGACAGGTATGCCCTGTATCAGATCGCTGCTTACTGCGACCAACTGGTGTCCGACGGACAAGGAGGCCAGGAGCCGCGCTTTACCTGCAACACATACATCCAGAGAAAGGCTGACGCGCTGCGGGTACTCAACGACCTGACCAGTGTTTTTCGCGGAATGGCCTATTGGGCGAATGGTTCCGTCGTCGCAGTGGCGGATATGCCCAGCGACCCGATCTACACCTATCCCAATGCCAAAGTCCTGAATGGGCGTTTCGAATACACCGGAGCGGATCTTTCCACGCGCAAGACCGTTGCACTTGTATCGTGGAATGATCCGTCGGACTTCTACCGGGCCAAGGTCGAGGTCGTCAACGACGATGATGGCATCCGGCGTTTCGGTATCCGCAAGACGGAGATCAAGGCCTTTGCATGTACATCACGTGGCCAGGCTCAGCGCGCTGGACTCTACGCGCTCTATACGTCCCGTATGGAAACTGGCGGCGTCACGTTCTCCGTGGGACTGGAGGGCGTTATCCCGCAGCCCGGCAGTATTATCCGCGTGGCCGACCGCAACCGTGCTGGACGACGCCTGGGCGGACTGGTCAAGAGCGCGACTACGACCGAGGTAGTATTCGACGAGCCGCTTGCTATTGTCGCGGGCGATCAGGTGTCTGTCATCCTACCGGACGGCACGCTCGAAACTCGCACCGTGACGGACGTAACCGCCGCACCAGCATCGGCAGACCTGGCCAAATTCTCTGCCGATACGGTCATCCTGACCGCCGACATGACAGAGTTGGTCGGCGAGGTGGCGTCGGCCCAGGTCTACCCGCCGTTTTCCGCTGCGCCAGTGACGGGGGCTGCATGGTCGGTGGATACGAGCACGCTGGTTGCCCAGTACTTTCGCGTCGTCTCCCTCAAGGAGCGAGACGGCATCATTTATGATGTTGGCGCCGTTGCGCACCATCCGGGCAAGCACGCGGCCATCGATACTGGGGCACGCCTTGATCCGCTACCTGTGTCGGTAGTGCCGCCGCGCGTGCAAGTCGCCCCGGCCAACGTGCTGATCACATCTCACCATACGTTCCACCAGGGCACGACCCGTCACATGGTGGAAATCTCATGGGATAGGGCGGAACACGCGGTCGCCTATGACGTACAGTGGCGGCGCGACAATGGCGACTGGGTTGTAGTTCCACGCACTGGCACCCGGTTGGTCGAGATCCGAGATGTGTATGCGGGCGGCTATACGGCCCGTGTGCGCGCCGTCAATGCGCTCGATGTCCCCAGCCTGTGGACCTATAGCGACCTGACAAATGTTGACGGCATCATCGGCGCCCCGCCTGTAGTGACCAGCCTCGTTGCGACTGGCATCGTCTTTGGTATTCAACTGTCCTGGGGCTTTCCGTCGGCGCCGAACATTATCGAGCGCACGGAGCTGCGATACAGCCAGACGCCAGACTTCGCAGAC